CTTAATGAAGAACGCATCTGTGTCAGTCAAGAAGTGGTTCACAACCGCTCCATCTGGAAGCATTCCCATGCTCTTCATAGCGTTCAAATCATTGTCCGCTGTTCCTGCTCGCAGGTTTGAGTTAAGAACCCGCTCTGCAATGAACTGAAGCTCTTTGGGAATGATTAGCTTCATGCCACGTACGGCAATTTTGAGGCCACGCTCATCGGTAAGACCTGCAATATCAATCATCATCTGCTCAAGCGAGGTCTCATTGAGATCCGCCGCAGTTGACAATATATTGCGTTGATTACCGGTGAGAGAGGGGTGAGAGGATGAGCACAGAGCCGCACCATCACCAATCGCAGAAGCGCCTGCCGTAAAGGCATTGTTCAAAATTGCCGCCGCTTTGATTTGCTTTGTTTGAGACATGGAACGTGCAAGTGCGCGTGTGTAACGAGAAGCAAGACGATCATAAAGATTATCTTCTATAGCCTCCTCAGTTATTGAAAACGCAAGTGCGATTGTCTCATGGCTGTAGCGTGCGGTGTATGTCTCTTGAGCGTCGTCAAAAGAAATAGATCCGCCTTCACTTTTGACAGGTGCAGTGCCAAAGCCTGAAAGCATTACCTCTTCTTCGAATGCACGATCTGAAGACTCTTCGTCGAAGATCTCAGCGTGCTCCTGATCGTAGCGATCGTACTCCATGCCAAAAAGGGCGTTCAAACCCGGCTCGAGTTCTTTCGCTAACTGGGCGCGAGAAATAGCCATTGTTAGACCCCCTTAAATGCCAGTTGAGTCGGCAGTCGTCTGTGAATCGAAGCGACGAGTACCGGAGTTGAAGTGCGCATTGATACGAACAAGAAGGTGCGCTCCAGCAGAGCCATAATCATTGTTTGCATCATCATCAACCAGACCAACAATGCGAAGAGGCAATGTTGCTGTAGTGTTGATAGAGCTTACGCTCAATTGCGAGTTAGATTTACCTGTATCCGTTGAACCAGTACGGGCAGAAGTGCCTAGACTTGCGTTAGCGAAAACGCCAGTAAGTGCAGTAGCACGGTCTGTCAGAGTGGCATCAGCGGCAACCACGAACAATTGCTCAGGGTTGTCAGCTACAAGAGCCTTTACAGGATGGTTAGTGTCAACGCTAACACTGCCTGAACCGGGCCAGTAGTTAATAAACACTGGCTTTTTAGAGACAGAATCAACATATTCAACACCTACAAGAACACCAAGAGCGGCAGTAGTGCCTCCCGCAGTGTCACCAGCTTGGTCAATCACCCCTCCAGCAAGTGGAATAACGAGTGCACCATTAAAAATTGCATTTGTGTTATTACTAGCAATTTCATATTGAGTCACCCCAGTACTGTTAGTACCGCTTCCAACTAAACCTACAGGACGAAGACCGAACGAAGTTTCAGCATTTGCCATAACTTATTCCTCTTTGTCTAAGCGGTTATTTGTTTGAACCGCCAAAAGTTACACGGGATTGACGTTCGGGTTTACCGATTGTCATGGTTGGATGCGCATTTTCTCGCATCATATCTTGTTCGACAGCTTGAATTTGATCTGCGTTACGTTGAGCAAAATACTCTGCGCGTTCTTCTACTGTCTCAATAGGTATGCGTGCGAGGACAAGACCCCCTACGCCAAACACACCTTCAAATTTACCTGAATCAATTACAGGCGCTTCAAAGTCTGGATACTCATCTTGACGAACAAGCTCATATCCTTCCCGAAGTCGTGCAGAAATATTTTTGCGGTCGTCAAAACCACGTACCTCTGCGCGAATCCAGCGATGTTTAAAGCCCTCTGGTGCAGGCGGTGCGTCTAACATAGACGGAGGAGTCCAAGGCTTACGCCGTGCCTCTTTCTCTCTGGACGCCTTATCTCGCGACGAGCGGTTAATGCCCTCAAAACCTTGCTTCTTAATTTCTTCAGACATTTTTAGTCCCTCACGTATTTAGCGTACTCTTCTAACGGCACTCCCAACTTTTTAGCAATGGCAACTTGGGTCGGGGAGAGTTTGACCCTTTTACTGTTTGTGCGCCCTGTTGTTGAGCGGGAAACTCCTGCCACCGTCTGGGCGGGACGGCGTTCGGAACCCGTATTGTTTAACTTATGCGGGAACTCGTCTCGCATACGATTATCCAATTCATTATAGTAGTCATCTGATTGAGGATCAAATCCCTCATCTTCTACTAACTTCTTATGTACACCAAAAGCGGCAAACGTCATAGCCTCATCTTGACCAAACCACTCATTCTTTTTAGCCCATTCTTCCGCTTTAGGGTCTGGAGCTTGTGGTTGGGCGGGTTGAGCAGGTTGTTGCGTGGCTTGTTGTGCGTATTGTTGCTCATACTGTTGACGTTGTTGCGCGGCTTGTTGTGCTTGAGTGTATTGATTGGCCTGTATCGAAAGCTCTGTTAGCTTTCGTTGCGCTTCTAAAGTGGCATCGGGGTCACCTAGTTCTACAGCACGCTTGTAATCGTTTTCCGCTTGGCGGTGTTCTACGTTCAAACGATTTCCATACTCTGTCATGTACCCATGATCAAGGCTATTGACACGGGTTCGTAATTGCTCAGATTCTGTTTGAACTTGTTGGGCATAGCGTAAAGCTTCTTCACGTTGACGCTCGGCTTCACGCATTTTTTTTGTCAAACGATTTATACGTTTTTTGACAGAAGCACTGTACTCTTCGTGTTCAGAATCATCTTCAGTGACAACTTCTGCGACAGTTTCTTGAGCTTCCGCTTCTACAATTTTTGGCTCTTCGCCCAATTCAACTTCTGTTTCCTGTGCATCGGAAACATCTAATTCGTATTGAGCTTCCTCTTTTACGTCATTATCCATGCTTTATCTCCTCAAAAGCTAAGAATGTCTTCTGGATCGTCAATAACACCCAAAACTTCATCATCATTTATGATGCGAACTTCCCCACCTTCAATACGGAATCTAGAACCCGCATATCTAGCAAAAATGATCCAATCTTTAGGTTGACACCATGGACCTGTAGGGAATTTTTCAGTGTCTTGGTAACAAAGCGGACCTTGTTTTACGACATATCCAACAACCGTCTGGACTTGGCCGTCTTCAAGGACTTTGTTTGGGACGATAATGCCACCGTCAGTAGTTTCTCTACCACGGTATGGCAAGATTAGCATTCGCCAGCCAGTAGGGTTAGGCATACGTTCTAGTAGAGATTTATCCATTGCATCTGGATCTAGAACTTTAGCTTTTGGTTCGGCGTATAAATTTTTTACGCCTTCCTTTGCGGCGTCTAAATTAAGACTTGACGTTTCAGTCATCAAACTGCTCCTGTTCATTTAGCAGGCTACTGAGTTCCTGTAAAAAATAGTTGAGGGTCTTTAACATCCCCATCAACTCTCTGTATTGCTCCATAGATTGGACCCCGTCGTGCTCAAGCACTTCAAGAACCATCTCGCGGCGTTCTTTTGCAAGCCGTTGTAAAGACTGCGCTAATTGCAGACCATCCAAAATGCATCTCCTCTATAGTATATATATGCATTTTATACCAAGAGGTATGCAACAAGGCAATCAGAAGATACCTTTAAACCTTTGTTTTTTAATGACTATAGGACTGTAGCCTTTTACAGCGCCGCCTTTAGCCATGTTTTTTGCAACAGCCATACCGCGCTTCTTTTCATAGCCCGATAATTTGCCATCGTTATCTAAATCTGCTTTTTTAGGATCAAACTTAGCCATAATTAAGCACTCGTATATCGACTACCACGTAAAGCCGCACCCATACCACGCTTAGTGCCTGTGGTAACTTTGCCTTCAGCCGTGCTGGGCGTTTTCTCTTCTTGCATGGTGCAGTAAGGAATCTTGCCCTGACCTTCGATATCTGCATCTCGGGTAGGCTTTGGTGGCTCTTTCATGGGACCGCCCATAATTTTTACAGATGGCATGCTCAACCTCCTTTGTTTTGTTGTTTCAATAATTCACGCTCAAGCGCGGCTTGTATTCTAGCCTGTGTTTGTCGCTCTTGACTTTGCAAGCGTTGCTGGAACTCAGCTTGCTTATTTCTCATACGTTGCTGATCCATCGCAAGCTCTTGTTGATCCATCGCCAACTCAGCTTCTTGACGTTGTGCATCCAACTGCAACTCCTGTTGCTTGAGTTGAACAAGAGGATCAGGTCCTTCTTGGCCTTGACCTGATATCTGAGCAGACAGTTGCTTCAGATTCTGCATCTCTTGAGCAACAATACGTGCAACCATGGAATCCAACTCAAGCTCAAGCTCTTGGTTGAGCGGCTGACCGCCAGTTTGTTGCATAAGTTGCACTGCCGCCTGCTCTTGCGCTTTGATCTTTACGTGCTCCAACACATGCTTTTGTAGATTTATAGCAACAATCGGGTTCTGTGCCACCATTGGTGACGTACCAAAGGTCAAGTGCGTGATGATATGGGCGTCATGATCCTGACCCTCAAACGCCTTCAACACTGTATCGCTCAAAGCATCGATGTTTTCTTGTGCCGGATCTTTGGGTTCTGGCTCATCTGAGGATTGTGGCAACAGAATTTTATCAATATCGCGAACCCCCAATGCCTCGTACACACGACGATATGCCTCATGCAAGTCATGCATTTGCGGCGCTTGCTGGGCAATCTGCAACTGCGACTGTGCCAACGCAATACGCTGTGCTTGCGAAAAGACATTTGGATTTGATACCGGTATGACATCAACACGGTCATCAAAATCCGCCGCCATGATAGAACTATCACCACCCTCTACAGAGAAAGGATATTCTTGCGGTAGATACTCCGACATGACTCGCGAAAGCATCTTGAACTCTTTTTTCATTGCATAGTGCAGGCGTTTATGCACAGCACTCATGACTCGCGAGCCTTGTTCAAGCATGGCAACCGTAGTGCCTACTGCCGCACCTTGATTACCGTCCCCTACTTTCAAATCTGTAATGGTGGCAAATCGACGACCCGCCTCTACTACAAACCCTAGCAAGTTAAAAAGTGTTTGATCCGGTCCCTTGAACGGTAGAGGCAACAAACTGTCTCTGATTGCCCCACCGGGCGCGTCCACGTCTCTAAACTCACCGGGCTGTAAAGGCTCTTCATCGTCTCTGATCCGCATGCCACGGGCTTTGAAACCCGCAGGTAAGTTAGAAAACGTACCCGCATCAATTAACTGACGTAGTGCCGCCGTTGCGGTACGAGACAAACCACCTATCGTGTGAATCAAACCAAGCCCATAGAACCCAAAACCGGGCAAGAACTTGTAGTGAACGAAGTATTGTATCTTACGTTTTAGCTCGTCTTCTTCGTTGTAGTTGCGACGAACCGACAAAACTTGTCCATTATCCTCGCTAATAGTGACGACATACGGAATTTTGATACCCGTCGGCTCGCCATCTTCCCCCATTTCTTCAAAACCGGGCAGATCAAGATCGACATGACACTCCAGTAAAGTGCAGTCGTAGTCAATCATGTTGGGCTGAACACCCTCGATCTTTTCCATCGCCTGTGCAATATCCGTGGCTTCTTCACCTTGTGAAGGCAACACCTGAATATCACGATAAAAGCCTGTCACTTGACGCTTTCTAACGTCATTCAGCGGCATTTTGACTACTTGCGTTACATTCGGGCAGGTGTCCAGATCCGTTGCTGTATAAGGCACTACCAAGTCTTCTGCGGGCACAAACTTACTGACCGCACGATCGATTGTTGCGTCGAAGTAGACTTTCTTGAAGGTAGAGCCTGCCAAGGGCAAGTAAAACAACATTTGATCAAACTCAGGCGTGTAATCTTCCATCACATTAGTGATGTAGTAATTCATGAATTCTTTTACACGCTCCGCCTGCGCTTGTTTTTCACGTGTCAACTCACCCATAACCGCCGTTCGAACAGGCCCACCGGGTGGTAAAAGCTCGTTAAACGCTTGCGCTTGAAACTGTGTGGCCGCTTCAGCTAGTAACGGGTGTGTTACACCTGTCGCACCACGGAAAGGCATTGTGCGATCTTCGTAGGTATAACCCAGTAGTTCTAACCCTTTGGAATAAGAATCCTCCCAATCAGAACGAGATGATCTATTGGCTTCGTATTCGCTCAATAATTCATTGGAAATGGTCGCTAAATCGCCGTCATCCATCTCCTCTGCCAAATTTCTGTAAAAATCGTTCTCATCGACCATCATCATTTCAGAGGGGTCAAAATCAACGATAACACCACCATCCTCGGCCTCAGATATTTCAACACCCTCTGAAGCGTCGGTCATTTTAGGCTCAAACGTACCGGGAGAGGCTATCTCAATGTCTAATTCTAATTCTTCTGGGTTTACTTCTTGGCGGGCCGTGCTATCCATCAACGACGACAGCGTAGCTTTATCATCACCGTTAGCCATCAAGATCTCCTAGAGTATCGGGTATGCGGCATGTAAGATCCCACACCACGTTTTATATCATCATAACCCCGATACATATTTTTAACCATGGGAACAAGGCTTTGCACTCCACCGCCTTGAGCTTTTTGTTGTGGCCGAAGTGGGTTTCTAAAATCTTCCGTTAAAGGAAAAACCGCTTGCTCTTGTGGCAAACCTCGCATATAAGGCACATTTTCTTTTATAGCGGCGGGAGACATATTCATCAACCCTTTAGGCAGTTGATCTCTAGTCAAGCCATACTCAATTGCAAATTTTTCTGGCGAAAACCCTTGGTAGCTGACTTGAACGTTACTAGCTTCTATTTCTCCGGGAATAGCTCGATATTGTCTACGAAACTCCCTTTCTGCCTTTTCAAACTCGTCCGCTTTTTTAAGCAAAGGTTGAAATTCATCAAGCATTGAAGAATTAGTCAAAAGAAACTTTTCTACACGATCGAGATCTTTCCCTAAAAACAAATTTACGTTTCTAACCGCATCTCTTATCGCTGGGTCTGTTCCTCTAGGAACACCGCCTTCTTTACTGTAGACCTTACGCAAATCCTCCAAAAACCCTGTAGGGCCTTTAGCGTAATCCAACATGTTGTCGTAAAGTTCAACTAACTGCGTAGAAACAAATTGAGGCGATAAAGTCGCTTCGTCGCCAAAAGAAAAAGGTGCAAACGCGTCTGTTATCTCTTCCTGAGCCGCTTTTGTCCGGTCCATCAATTCTATTTTGGCTTGAACAAATTCAGGAGACTTAAACATGTCTTTGTTACCGCCACCCAAAAAGCCCTCAGCTTCTTGAACAACGTGCTGGATTTCATGCAAAAGAGTAGACGTTAGCTCTTCTTTGTTTTCCGCATCACCTAAGCCAATTGTTTTACGTGCAGAACTATAAAAACCACTGTCTGGCTCAGGAGACCATTCGACGTTTATTTTTTCAAGTTCGGGATATTTCTCAAAAAGTTCAGGAAAATCAACAACTTCTGACAAAAGAAACTTTTTATCACGCGGTACACTAGCCTCAATACCCGATTCTCGATAACCCACATCTTTTACCGTCACGGGGTCTTTTAAAGACACACCTTGCGTATCTATCTCAAACCGAAACTTTTTGTCTAAAGGGTCGTAATACCCTTTGTTTTTTTCGCCTTTTTGCGCATTCCATAAATCTTGACCGTCCTCTAAGCCTTCACCACGCAAAGAATCTACACGGTCTTTGATAGCTTTAGCGCCTTTTGCACTAATTCCCGCAAAAATGGCTTTGAGCGGCGCGGTCCCCGGTACGATATCCGTGGCATCCAAACCCGCCATGGCATACTCAAACGCCGACGGATCTTCACCATACGCTTTACGCTCCAAAACCTGAGCAATGCCGCTACCCGGCAACATAAACTCAGCAGGACTACCCTCGACACGACGCTCTACGCCACGAAAAATCTCAGCGGCCTTTGCCATCAAAGGTGAGTCAGGGGCCTTTATGACCCCATATTGCTCTTCAGGTGTCACCGTCTTCTCCGAACTATCGGCATGATCCCCGTGTCCATTGTACCA